TCTAGCTATTAGACGAGCGTGCTGATAACAACGCCAGCTTCGGGACGGTAAGTCTCGGTGCCGTACAGAGTGTCAGCAGTCATCAGGTCAGCAAGGAACTCCTGCTTGTACTGAGTCTGAGTGCGAACACCCAACTGCTCAGCGAAGACGATTGCGTCCTTGTGCATCAACAGACACTTGGTCTCGCCAGCGGCGGACTCAAGGTTAGTAGATACGAAGATGTCAACGCCGTACAGAGAACCGATCTTGCCGTTCTCAACCGGACGACCCGTTACGAAGTCGCTAGAGATGTACTGCGACTCACCCAGCATGTCACGCTTGACAGCAGGCGGGATAACGAATACGCGGCTGTCAGCAGGTACGTTGTTGTCGTCAAGGATCTGGATAGCAGTACGGAAGCCTACGTCGTTGAACGCAGTCGTAGTAGCGCCAGACTCGTCAGCAAGGCCACCAGCAACGAAGCTCTTCTGAGCAGTGAAGCCAGCAGACTCAGCGATGATAGCAGAGTCAACCTTAGTTGCCAGCGCGTAGCCAGCGTCTTCGGTGTAGAAACGACGGAGGCTGTTCAGAGCCTGTACGTCGGTGATGTCTTCGATCAGACGTGAGTACTCGAAGTGCTGGTCGATAGTAACAACCAACTCGTCGGTAGTACCGGCGATCAAAGTAACCTGAGTCTCAGCCGCCTTAGCAGACGCATCGCCACGATCCGGCTTAGGGATGTGGATGGTGTCGCCTTTCTTGCCAGTCATAGACATAGCGCGAACAAGAGGCTTAACAACGAGAGACTTCTCGTAAGAGGCGATGATCTCGTCACTCCAGATCTCTGGAATGAAAGTAGCCGCCGTAGTGTTGGTGACGTGGTTAGAACCAAGTGCCATGATAATGTTTCCTTATGGGTAAAAGTTATTTAACTCTTCCCTCCGCGTACGCTTTCATGATCTCAGGCATAAGAGCCTCGTAACGCTTTGGATCGGAGTTCATGAGTTCGATTATGTCACGACGCCGATATACTTTCTTCGGGCTAGCGCCTTCGGGGTTCGATCGTGCCGTGCCAGTAGAAGCCTTCTTGACTTCATTCTTGCGAGCTTGCTTCTCTACCGCCGCAGTGGCCTTGACCACATCGGCCCGCTCTTTGTACAGATTGAGCAGTTCGTTAGCTTTAGCAAAGTCATATCGCTGGTCCGCATCCTGATACATCTGGGTACGGATGTCTGAAGCGCCTACCCACTCCTTGAACTTCTCGTCCTGCAGAACTTCGTTCATGTCGGGGTGTGCGGTCTTCAGCTTTGCGAGCGCTTGAGACTTAGCCATCTCTGCCGCTACGGCTTGCGCCTGTTGCAGTGACGGGTGGTTCTCGATAGCTTGTGCTACAGCGGCCGCAGGGTCAGCGAAGAAGTCAACCTCTTCGACTGGTGCTTCCGGTGCAGATGTCTTCTGAATCGACGTTTGGACGTACTCGTCAAAGTGTCGTCGCAGTTCACCTACTTCCTGTGATTGCTGGCCTAACCGCTTCTCCAGCTCTTGGTGCATCCGTGCGATATCAGAAGCTGATTTGCCTTTGTACTTCTCGGGGAGATCGTCTGCCGCAACAGGCTCCTCCACTACTTCGGTAGCTTCCTCGGCAGGGGCGTCGGCTTTAGCCTCGGCTTCCTCTGACAAGTCAGCATACTCTTCAATAGCTTCAGGCTCGTCACTAACGACGGTTGCCTCCTTCTTAAAGTCTTCGGCGTCTACAATAGTAGCCATAGTTTGAACTCCTTTGTCCCATAAGGGAGGAATGTTAAGGTTAAGGACGGTCGCTTGGCTCAGCGGTTGTCGTCCTACTTAGCCCTGTGGTCTCGCTCCCACTTCATGGCGGCACCGGGGAAGTCCCCTGTTACGCCCTCAAGCGTGCATCTCACTGGACTTATGATTCGCTTGGCTTCCCCTCCGCACGATCCGCACCGGAAGGTATCGTCGAGGTTACCAAACTCCTCATGTACTTCGCCGCAGTCGCGGCATCGGACGTCAATGATCTTACGCATCGTCGTCCTCCTGTTGGGCTTCTGCGACTAGCAGGGCATTCTCGTAGCCAGCCAGTTGCCGCAGTGTAAGTAATCTACCCCGCATCTGCCAGAACTCCTCAGTGGTGTTGCAGGAGTCTAGTGTGCAGGTCGTGATCGCTTCGTCCAGTTCCTCTTGGAAGGTCTTCCAACCATCCGACATGAACATCTGACGTGCGTTGTCGAAGTAGCGGTCAGTCATTCTTCACCGCCTTCTTCTTGCTTTCAAGGGACTCTAGGCGCTTCTCTAGCTCCGTAGTCTTATCCATCAGCAACTGAAGGTACTTGGTAGTCGAGCCGACCAGCTCGTCGAACTTATCTTGGGTAACAGGTG